TTACCGATAAGGAAAGCTGCGAGGCGGCAGGGCGAGCTGCGCTTGAACTCGACTCCTTTACAACCTCTATCCGCTACGCCTGTGTTCGAGGGTGATCGATGGCAACGGCTAACGAGCGATTGGTTGACCTGTCGATCGCGCACGCCATCGACCTGCAGCGATACGGTAACGGCGTAACGAGACGGCTGATCGCGCTGCTGAACCGGGTGGACGCGGATCTGTTCGCCCAGCTCACCGCAGCGCTGGAAAGACTGCCGCCCGAGTCATTCACCGTGCAGCGCCTGGACAGGCTGCTGAGTGAAGTGAATCGACTGAATGCCGAGGCGTATCGCGCTGTCGGGCAGGAGCTGGACAAAGAACTGCTGGAGCTGGCGGGCTACGAGGCGAACTACCAGCACCGGATGATCGCCAGCGTACTGCCGGCGCAGGTCGCAGACGCGCTTGCACTGACTGCTGTTCCTGCCGCCCAGGTGCATGCTGCTGCGATGGCCAGGCCATTCCAGGGCAAGCTGCTCCGCGAGGCGCTGGCCGGGGTCGAGGAAGCGCGCGCTACTCGCATACGAGATGCAGTGCGGATCGGCTTCGTAGAGGGCGAGACGGTGAGCCAAATGGTTCGGCGTATTCGCGGTACCAAGGCGAACAACTACGCAGACGGCCTGATGGCTGTTGATCGGCGCGGCGCTGAGGCGCTGGTGCGCACGGCGGTCAACCACACGGCCAACTACGCCAGGCAGGCGACCTATGAGGCCAACGCTGACCTGATACAGCAGGTTCAGTGGGTCAGTACGCTAGACGGCAGGACATCCAGCGTCTGTCAGGCCAGAGATGGTCAAGTGTTTCCGGTCGACAAGGGGCCGCGGCCGCCTGCCCACTGGGGTTGCCGCTCATCGACTGCGCCGGTTTTGAAGTCAGCCTGGGAGGCGCTCGGGTTGAGCAAGACAGAGATAGCCGAAGCTGACAGGGCGTCTATGGATGGCCAGGTCGCTGGATCAACGACTTACCAGTCTTGGCTAAAGTCGAAGCCGGCTGCGTTTCAGGATGACATCCTAGGCCCGACTAAGGGAAAGCTGTTCCGTGATGGCGGGCTAACCCTGGACAGGTTTGTTGATTCCAGGGGTAAGGAATACACGCTTGATGAGTTGAGACGCAGGGATTTTGAAGCGTTCAAGAAAGCGGGTATTTGATATAAGATCAGCGGGCCGCGCAGTGCTACCAACACATGCGCGACCCTAACCAAACCTTGACTGTCAGGAGTCTAGGAAGTGGCTGAGCACATCTTATCTTGCTGCAATCACTGCGGCAAAAGCACAGCGACAAAACCAAGCACTCGCCGTGACGGTTCGCGCTGTGAAGTCGTGTACTGCAATCGAGCTTGCTACAACGCTCATAGGCGCGAGCAAATCGCCGCAAGAGCTGTTGCTTGCGAGCGCTGCGGGGTCAACTTCTCCCCGGCGACAGAGAAAAGCTCCAGAAAATACTGTTCTGCTAAGTGCTGGTCTGCGCACAGAAAAGCGAAAGCAAAGAATTGCCCCGCATGTGGTTGCCTGTTCACGCCAGTGAAGTACCAGACGGGTCCCGGCAGGATGGTAAGCAATAACTCCGGTGTTACCTGCTCTGCAAAATGCGAAAACGACTGGATTCGCAAAAATCCAGAACGAAAGAAGAAGATCAGCCTTGCTTTTACCGGGCAGGATCACCCCAACTGGCAGGGCGGAAAGGCTCTCCTGAATAACGTCTCTAGCCGTGGTCCTAACTGGCAAAGGCAGAGGGCCGCAGCTCTGCTTAGAGATGGGAAGCGCTGCGTTGATTGCTCCATGAGTGAGGCTGAGTGCATAGCGCGATATGGCCGCAGCCTGGACGTTGATCATGTGGTTCCTTTCCACAATTTCAGCAGCTACAAGCAGGCCAATGCGCTGAGCAACCTTCAGTGCAGGTGCGCTTCATGCCATCGCATAGCTGAAGCCAAGCGCTCAATGGTTCAGATGGTTTTGCCGATTCAGGATAAGTCCAGCAGGCAACACAGGGCAGGTCGCAACAAGGGCAATCAGCGGCTATCTGCACCCGACGTGATCGCGATTCGCACGAGGTCAGATGCTGGTGAATCTGCTGTCTCCATCGCCAGGGACTATGCAATGGTAAGCCGCAAAGCGGTAAGTGACATTGCCAAACGCAGGACATGGAAGCATATTGCCTGACATGACAGACACACCGAAACTCACCGTCATCGAGGGCGGGGCCGACGAAAACGACCCCCGCATCAAAGCCGAGAAGGTCAAAAAGGCCAGGCCCAGTGCTGCCTACGTTCTGCGCTGCCATCGCTGCGGCAGCACTGAGGTCATTGAGACCAAGGTCGGCATGATCTTCAAGAACGGCAAAGCCCACGGCGGCGCGAAGCAAATTCTGTGTGCCGCGTGTTTTATGAAGGGCGAGAGGGTAGTTCTGGCATGAGCGAAGACCGCGAAACGATGCTGGTACGCCTACAGGGCGGCGACGTTGTGCGCAGGCCGATTGCGGCGAGAACCTACGACGAATTCATAAATGGTGACCGTATCCTCCTCCAGGAAGAGCCTGAGTTGAACGACGATGAGATGGTCGTCAGAACTATGGCAGACAAGTATCCATTGATCGTCAAAACCAGATAACCAGTTTATGGGGTGAATGCGCAGGCTGATGCGCCACAATGGCGGCATAAATCGTAGCTGGGGGTAGGCTACGGCTCATAGGTGGGAGGATCGCTTATGGGTACTGGACACACCAGAGACCGTCGCGCCCAAAGCCGGAGATCAGCATCGGCCACTCCACCATATCAAAGCCCGGCCCCGCGCCGGGTTTTCCATTTCTAGAGCCCTGACTTCGGTCGGGGCTTTTTCGTTTATGGCTATCCGGCCAAAGCGCGGCCAGGCCGCAACCACTCCCAAGGGGAACCACAGATGTTTGACTTTGATCCGGCCGAACTGGGCCTGCAGCTCGACGAAACCCAAGCCAAAGCCATCAAGGAGGCGCTTGGCGGCAGGGTACAGCAGTACCTGGACACTGAGGTCGCCGGCCTCAAGAGCAAGAACCAAGAGCTGCTCGGCTCCAACAAGACCATCAAGGGTGAGCTGGACAAGCTCAAGGGCCAGTTCGACGGCCTGGACATCGAGGCGGTCAAGGGCCTGCTGGCGAAAGCTGGTCAGGATGAAGAAACCCGGCTTATCGCCGAGGGCAAGCTCGACGAGGTGATCACCCGCCGCACCGAGCGCCTGCGCGGCGACTACGACAAGCAGCTGGCCGCCGAGAAGGCCCGGGCCGACAAGGCCGAAGCCTTCGCTGCCAAGTACAGCGACAAGGTGCTGGCTGACAGCATCCGCGCCGCCGCCATCAAGGCCGGCGCGCTCCCCGAGGCGACCGAAGACATCATCCTGCGCGCCCGGGGCACGTTCAAACTCAGCGAGGACGGCGAGCCTGTCGCCCACGACCGTGATGGCGAGGTCATCTACGGCAAGGACGGCAAAACGCCTCTGTCCCCACTGGAGTGGGCGGAATCCCTCCGCGAATCTGCGACACACCTCTGGCCAAGGGCTCAGGGTGCCGGCCCGACCGGCGACAACGGTGGCAAGGCCACGAAGAAATGGGGCGATTACACGGAAACCGAGCGCGCCGCGCTTGCCCGGGATAACCCCGAAGCATTCAAGAAACTCAAAGCCACCCAAGGAGCTTAACCAATGGCCAGCACTCGTTTGACCGACATTTTCGTCGGTGAGTACTACGCAACTCTCGACCCGGTAAACAGCCCGGAAAAAACCGCCGTATTCGAATCCGGCATCGTCACTCGCTCGCCGGTTCTGGACGCCATCGCCAGCGGCAGCCAAGGCACCGCCAGCATCAGCTACTGGCAGGATCTGGACGCCAACGAGGCGCCGAACATCTCCAACGATGACCCTGACGATCTGGGCGAAGTCGGCAAGGCCAGCCAGGCGGACATGACCGCCCGCGTGCTGTACCTCAACAAAGGCTATGGCGTGGCTGACCTGGCTGCCGAGCTCGCCAACACCGAGCCGATGCAGCACATCCGCAACCGTTTCGGCACCTACTGGACCCGCCAGTGGCAGCGCTACCTGCTCGGTTCGGCCCGTGGCGTGATCGCCTCCAACATCGCCAACGATGGTGGTGACATGGTGATCGATGCCGGCGCAAACGTCAGCGCTGGTGCGTTCCAGGACGCAGCATTCACCGCTGGCGATGCAGCCGATGG